AGTTCGCCAGTACGACGGTTGATGGCAATGTGGAACACTTCGGCCGCGTCAAACTCTTGGCCACCAATGTTGTATATCCGTCGTCCGTCACGTAACGACACCGACCATTGACCGGCCATGACCGGGAACATTTGCGTTGGCCATCCGTGCCACGCCGGTTCACCCAACACGCCAACGTGGTTTCCCCATAACGCCAAGTCGCGCAACAACGGTTCTATCCAATCCGAGAACGTCAGACCGGTGGCGCGTGGATCACCAAGTGGATTGTTGACGATGGCCGGTTGTGGTTCCACCAAGGAGTTGTGTGGGTCCGTTTCCTTCACGGCCTCCAACGGCATTTGTGTGACGTACGCCGCGAGTAGCGACAACGAAGCCGACACGGCCGGAACACCAAGCGCGGATTGTTCGTCAAGGATTACGTCACCGGTCCACACCGTTTGCGTTACGAAGTTCCACCAACTGTCCAACGATTGTTGGCCAAGGAATCCGACCGGGAACGGTGGCGCGCCAAACGGCGTTGGTCCAGGGTATGCACCACCGGCCGTGTCGTTCGGTGGTGTCGGCGCTTGGCGCTTGAACAATGCCATGGTGGTGGTCCCTTCGTTAGAACACCGACCACGTAGCCGCGCGCGGTGTTGGCGCACGGACAACGTGTGTGGCCATCACCGCGGCAATCAACGCGTTGATGGGTCCACTTCCGTGCCGTCGTTGAAACTTCCACGCTTGGCCGTGTGCGTTTGGTGAAGCGTTCGCAACATGCGCGGCGAGCATGGCGTCATCACGATGGACCAACCGGCGCGACACCGCGAGTTCATAGAAGCGATCGCACGCGCGGTTGACATCGGCCGGTTCCAACGCACGACACGCGAGGCCGGAAGCCGCGAGTTCTCCGAGCGTTGCCGCTAACGGCCCTTGGCCGTCGTACACCACTTCCGCGCCAGGATGCCGGTCAAGGAGTCCCGGCACGAACGTGGACACGGCCACCGGCACCGGCCGTCCGGGTGTCGCGATGAAGTCACGCGCAAGTTCAACGTGTGTCGTTCCATCCGGCAACGCACCGGCAACGACGCACACCGCGTGTTCCAAGTTTGGTGACGCATCCACGGCGAACACCACGCGTGCGTCACTCGGCAACATGGCGTTCGGTTGCGCCAACGATTCCCATAGGCCAGATGGCAACCACGCGCCTAGATGCGTCACACGGATGCACAACCGTTCCGTCAAGAACGCTTCCATGGTGTCTTGGCGCAACTCGGCTTGCACCACGTCATGCGTGATCGTGTGACCAAGCGCGGGATTCGCTTGCGCCCACGCGCACACATCGGAAGGATCGGCGTTCACATCGGCGGACCACTCAAAGAATCCGAACGATGGATCGTTCGTTGGATCGTTCGCCAACTCCCGGCCACGGTCCACCCATCCGTTCAACAACACGGATTGGTTGTCACCGGCGTTGGAGAACGACCACGCTTGACTATTCGGCTTCGCGCTCCGCGTCTTGTCGGCCGCGGTCCACACGGTGGTGTCGTGTTGCTCGCGTGCTTCGTCCAACAACACCAAGTCCGACGACAAGCCGCGCAAGCCTTGGTTACTGGCCATCACCAACCACCGCGCACCGTTCAACAACGCGAGTTGTTCGGAACCGTTACTACGGCGCACCGTGCGGATGTGATCCGACAACGCGAACGTGGATTCGGCAATGTTCACACCGGATGTCCACGCTTCCATTGCGATCTTCAAGTTTTGCGCTAACGACATCACCAACAACTCACGAAGCCGGTACATGCCGAACAACGCACGCAACGCCATAACCGTGGTCTTGCCGTTCTGCCGCGCCACCAACACAACGATGGTCCGGTAACGGAAGTTCGGCCGCGTGTGCTCGCGATCGTTCCACGGTTCCTTCAACTCCATGGCGGCTTGAAACAACCACGCTTGCCACGGCATCAACGGCCAACCGGCAATGTCGGCAAAGTCCGCTACTTCTTCACCAAGTGAGTAAGGGTAAATGCGCGGCGTAAACAAGCGTGGTGTTGCATAACCAACCGGCAACGGCACGGTTGCAACCAATGGTGGTCCCTTCTTGACTTGCTATTACCAAATACGTGAAGGATTCGGCCGGTCGGCTGTACCACTCGGTCCAAGAGAGAGATTGGCAGGGACGGTGGTAGTCAACGGCAATCGGCCACCAAAAATGCGCCGGTTGTTTTCGCCAATGCGCGCGTCGTGATGCGCGTGTTTGCGCGTGTCGCGTTTTGCCAAGTTGCAGTCACGGCACAACACTTGTACGCCATCGACAACCGACCGGTCACGTACGTGGTCAAGTTGCAAGTTCTTGGTACTGCCGCATCGTTCGCAACGCGGATGGATGGTGCGAGCATGGCGCGATGCGCGTTGCCATTCGGCGTTATGCAAGTCCGGCCGTCGCGCGCGTGTGCTCACGCGTGCCATCGTCTAACCGAACGTGTGCGTTAGCAAGCGCAAGCGCGAGTGTTGGCAAGTGTGACGTTATGGTTAGCGCGGGAATGTTGTGTGGCTTGTCGTCACGTCCAACGTGTGCCGTCCACGTTCCGTCGTCATGTTCGGCAATGCACGCGGTGAAGTCATCCACGGTGGCGTGGTCGATCTTCCACGCTAGGTCTTGCAACACCGTGACGTGTTCCCGGTAGTTCAAGCGTGTGCGATATGCGAACACCACCGCGAGTGATTCGCCGTACGTGAACAATCCGAACTTGCCGAACTTCGTTGTTGCGCGCATCCGGTACAACTGTTTTCGTGAGAGGCCGGTGGCTTCTTGCAGGTCTTGGTATCGGTAACGACTTCCGTGGACCACGCGCCAGTCCAACACTTGTTGTGCGTTCATCGTGGTGCCACATGCGCGAGTGACACGCGGTCCGCGAGTTCTGACGCCACGGCCAAGTCATGGTGAAGCATGGCCTTTGGATCACCCGGCTTGACTTGTGACACGCGCTTGTGGTCCGCGATCCACTCCAACGCCACACGCACGAACACACGTTGTTCATCCGGTGTGAGTTCCACGTTGATGGTCATGGCTTTGGTCCCTTCATTGTCTACCGATTCGGTTGGGAATCCTCGAATCTGTAATACGGGGTCATCTATTCGCCTTTCTTGGGGGGACTCGACACCCACACTGGCTCTCCGTCGATCAGAGGATTGTCATGGGTGCCCGTGACGTGAAGGTCGCGAAGTTTCCGGTCCGCCATCCGCCAGTAGATCGTCGCCGCAACCGCGTCGAGCAACGCAGCAGCCGCAGCTTGAACCTCCGGGGCGCTTTCGCCGATCTCGCAATCTTCGCCCGTCTCACCGTTCTCCGAAGCCCACTCGCTGATCCACTCCAAGAGTCGATCAACTTGTGGCAAGTGGTAGCGCGGGGTGTGCACCGACCACTCCTCGATCGTGAACGCGAGCGGCTCGTCCTCGTCGGCGTCGGTCAGGTATTCCTCGACAATCTCCGAGGGGTCGAAGCGCATCCATTCGGCGTCGGGTAGTCCATAGAGATGGTCCCGGTTCTCGCTCATCTATTCGCCTTTCTTGGGGGGACGAGCTTTTCAACGTTGATGCATGGCCGTTGGTGTGCAATCCTTCGGTGTCGGTTGGTGGTGGTTGTGCGTGGTCACTCCTTGGTCGGCTTCGCCACGTTGCAACACACACGTTGCGCCACCATCAACCGGCGTTGTCATGTGGCTTGGTCTTCTTCGTGTTGCCAGTCGTACACACCACCGTGTTGTGGTGGTGGTTGCTTCAACCGCGCACGCACGGCCACTTCGTCACACGGACGCCACACGTACGTTTCAATGTGGCACCGTGCCAAGTCTCCCAACACGCGTTCTTGTACGTGTGTGACACGGCCGGTGTTCGACTTGAGTTCCACCAACATGAAGTCAGGAACGCGGATCAACGCCAAGTCCGGCCATCCGGGTGTTGTGCGCCGCGAGTCCGTGCATTGGAACACCGACCATCCGCACACATGCGCGAGTTGCACAACGTACCGGTGCCATTCGCGTTCGTTTTCGTACTGCCACCGCGTCCCGGTCATGCCATCGGCCTCCGGAGTTGTTCACGGTGCGTGTGCAAGACGACGGCTTCGCACGCTAAGACGACAAGGCGACGGATATATATATTCGGTCGGCATGTCGGCTTGTCGGTTGTCGTGACACGGTGCGTGGTCATTCGTCTTCACCCGGAAGATGCCACATCCACCGGTGCGTTCCGTTGTCGAGTTCTTCGCGGTAAGGCACGATGCCGAGTTCTTCCGCGGCGCGTTGCATGGTGCGTGGCGTGAGTCCGAACAACTCTTTGCCGGTGGCTTGGATGTCCGTGGCCGGTAGTGGTCCGTCTTCCAACATCGTGGCCACCAAGTCCATGGCCGCGGCCTTCTTCGTTGGCGCTTGTGCGTATTGCCGTTGTTCCTTCTTGCCGCGCATCATTTGGTCCAACGACACGTCTACCGGTTCCGAGTGGAACACCGCGCGCGCAACGTCATGCTTCTCGCCGCGGACGATGGAGTATGCGAACGGTTCCGGCTTCTTCGCCAAGTTGTTCTTGACGCACGCCATGATGCGTTTGTCTTCGTCTTCCGGGTGTTGTGCAACCACGAACGCGTGGCGTGCCGCACCGACGATTGCGATTGAACCACCACCGCGGTACATGGCGTTGGTTTCGCTTGATGTCTTGTTCAAGTGGCGCAACGCCAACACGGCCGCGCGTGTGTCGTCGGCCATCTGCGACAACGGCGCAAGAACGGTTCGGATGTCCGCGTCCGCGTGTGAGTTCATGCCGCGGCCACCGGTGTACGCGGCCAGTACGTCCATGACCACCAAACCGGCGTGCAAGTCGCCAACAAGTTCGCGCAACAACGGCACGTCTTCCGGAAGATGCACCATACGTTGCCGGTCTTCGTCGTATCCGACCGATTGCACCAACGTGATGTTCTCCAACCGCGCGCCAGCTTCGATTAGGCGCGGCTTGATGGTGTCTCCTGCGCCATCTTCGGCCGACAAGACGACAACGTGTTGTGGTTCCCGCGCTTGTATCGGTGCGTCTTCGTTTGGGAATCGGAGGCCGTTCGACACGCACGCGGCGAACGTCAACGCCAACGTGGACTTGCCGAGTGATGGATCACCGTCCAACACGGCCAACTTGCCGTAGGCCATCCACGGATGCCACAACCATTCCACCGGTCGCATAGCAACTTCTCCCATGTTGACCGTACGCAACAACGCTTCTTCGTCTTCGTCTTCGTGTTTGCGTTTGCGCGCGCGGTTGCCGTTGTTGTACGTGGCCACATCCGGTGTGTCTTCGTACGGTGGTGGCGCGTCGTCCACGAAGTGTTCCGGTGGTGGGTCGATTCCTTCGCGCTGCAACCGGTGGTGTTCTTCGGACGCCATCGCGCCGTGTTCCATCGGTGGAAGTGGTGCCGGTCGGAACGGCCGTAAATGTGGTTGACGTTCATCCGCCATCGTGCTTTCCTTGGTGTTGTCCTATGGGACACGTTCCGGTTGGCGTTGTGGTTGGCGCACACCGATTCGGCAACACGTTTGCTTGCGGTCCACGGTGGTGTCCGAGTGGCACCACCGTTCCGCGTTATGCGGCCGGTACTCCGTCGTCCACCGGCTTGCGGACGTACACCATTCCGTTGCGTGCGTGCGCTTCCAATCCGTACGTCTTCCGCAACGTCGTGGCGCGTGAGTACGCTTGATTGTCACTCCCGCATTGGAGTTCGTACCACTCGCCCGCGTTGGCGTTCACTTCCGCGATCAACGCGTCATACGGCGACGTACGGCCAACGCCATTGCCACCGGCGCGCGCCGGTGCCGGTAGTGCTTCCGTCCGTGTGAACGTGAACGGTTCGCGTGCCATTAGCTTGGTCCCTTCGTTGGTTCGATCACTTGGAATGTCCAGTGGTTGTCTTCGTCGGCAAACACGCGTGCTGTTCTTCCGGTGGATGTGGTGAACACCACGCCGCGTTGGTCTTCCAACGGTTCCACTTGAAGTTGGCCGCGCCGTAGTTCGGTCAACCGTGTGGACACACCGGTGAGTTCTTCGTGTGTGAGTTCGGACCATGACGTGACCGGTTCGTCACGGCGCTTGGCCGTTTCGATCACCGCGAGGCCGTAGCGCAACACGTCCGCGTCCAAGTCCGGCCGTTCCTTCAACACGTCACGGACTTGCGCGAAGCAACCGCGCCGGAACTTTGCATCCGGGTCTTCCGGTGTCGTCGGCCGTTCATCGGTCACCACCGGCGCGAACACCAACAACGATGGTGGCGTGTCATCGTCATGTTCTCCGAACGACGCGGCCGGTGGTGGTGTCGGTTCGCCGCGCGGGATTCGTGGCGTGGCCGTTGGCAACGACGCGACGGATAGCGCGGCCATACCGGGTGTCTCCCGTTCTACGGCCTTCTCCCGGCCTCCGAGCGTGCGCGTGGATGAACCGACCGGCGCTAGTTGTACGTCCAACACCGGCACAACGAACCGGCGTGGTGGATCACCCGGCCGTTTCACCACGCGGCGTTCTATGGCCAGAGTGGCCGCGGCCAACGAACCGGTGCGTTCCGCGAGTTGCAACGCCAATCCGACCGACGATTGAAGTTCACCGGCCGCGTACCACGAAGACGTTTCCACACGCCACACACCGAACGTGGCGAACGCGGGAAGGATGACGGACAACCGCGTTATCGGTTCACACACGCGGTTACCTTCGGCAAGACAGGGACACGCGGTATCCGTGATGGACTCGCGCACACCATCGCAACGGCGCGTGCAACCACCCGCGGACCACGTTTCCCACCATTGCGAAAACGACACATCTTCCGGTGGCACCAACACGTCCAACCGGTCCACTTCCGTGATGACTTCCCATTGGCTGTTCCACTCGCGCACGGTGCCACCGAACAACTCCGCGGCCGTGTCCAACAAGTCGCGGCGCACGGATGTGAAACGGAACGTGGACAACGCGCGCGGGTGGTCACCGGCTTGTTCGCCAAGTCGAATCCGTCCTATTTCGTGAACACGGCGTTGGATATCAAGGATTGGCACTAGGACACCAACACGCGGATGTCCACTTGCAAGTGGTGTGGCGCGTCATCGTCGGACTTCCATTCGCGCATGATGCGCGACACCACGAACGCCAAGAGTTCCGTGGACAACACGTCCATGGCCTCCGGTGAGAACGCCGCGGCCGAATCCATGTGCGTGGCGTCAACCACGAACGTGGCTTCGTTGCCGGGAATGTTCGCCAACTCCATAATGTGCGGAAACATGGTTGCTTGGCGTTCGTGTTGTTCGTGGTGGCCGTTCCCGTTCCCGTTGGTGGTCACGACACATCCGCTTCCACCACGTCCGCGTCCACTACGTCCGCGCGCACAACGTCGAATCCGTAACACACTTCTTCTTCGTGGTCTTCGTCACCGGCGTACAACTCCGCGTTGTCGATGTGGTCGCGCAACACACCGATGACACCGGCCACATCAATGTCCGGGTCTTCTCCGTCCAACTTTTCATACGTGATAACCAACACGATCTTGTCAAGTGGTTGCATCGTTGGTCCCTTCTAGGTATGCGCCGAACACGGAACGCGGCGCGGTCACTTCCACGAAGTGTTGTGCGCCGCGGATGTAGAGAAAAGCGTTGTACGCGTCATCGTCCACACGTACCGGATACATGCGCCAACCGGTTGGTGTGAGTTGCAGAATGGCGCAACCGTCAACTTCCGGCATCGGCAACGCGTTGGCGCGATCGTTTGGTGAGATGTAGTACCGGCGTGGCGAACCACGTTCACCATCCAACACGTATGGCCGGAACGCACACACGGACGGTGCGCGCCGGTACGCCGCGAGTTGCAACGGCCATTCCGCATATGGCGCACGAACGTGGCCGGACTTCGTGCGATCGTTGCGCGTGGTCTTGTAGTCCACCAACCACGATGTGCCATCCGGAAGTTCCACGACGGCATCCAACGTTCCGGCGTACAAGTACGCGTCGTCAAACACGGTGGCTTCCACCATCGTGTGGCGCGGTGACATCTTCTCCATCCACCGTTCCCATGAGTGGACGTATGGCACGGCCTCCGCGTCGATGTCATCCAACGCCACCACACCGTCCAACACGTAACGCTCCAACACGCGGTGAACTTCGGAACCGAGTTCGGCGTCAGACAGATGGCCACGCTTCCGCCATCCGTCTTGCTTCGTCAGGATCGACTTGGCTTCGTCTTCGGTCCACGTCTTCAACGCGTCGGCGCGGTCATACGCGGCCAACGCCACTTGTTGCATCTTCCACAACTCCAACGGATACCGGTACAGCGCGCGCAAGATGGACGTGACCGACCAACACTCCAACGCGTCCGGTGGAATCAACGCCGCGTCAACCGGTTGTGGTTGTGGCCACAACACCGCGGTCATCGTGACACCACGCCAATGGCAAGTCCGAGGATGACACCGAACGCGAACAACGACACACCGGTAAGCGCGGCTTGCGCGTCGGCCGTCATCGGAACAACACCACCAACGCCACCACGGTTCCGACCAACACCAACGTCATGGCCAACGCAATGACGGCACCACGGCAACCGCGGCCGAAGTCGTCTTGGACTTCAACGTGGTTCGTCACGGCATCAACGTCCGCGCACCGGCCACGAACGCGTCGAACGATTGATGGTGAGTAAGACCGGCACGACGCCACGCGGTCAACACTTCGTGGACCTTGTGGTGTGGAAGTCCGTAGGACAGACCCAACGCTTGTTCGTACATGACCAACTCCGACACTTGTTCTTCGCGTCCCGGTCGCGCGTCCCACCGTTGCCACACCGGCACGAAGTCATCGGCCTTCACCGGCGCGCGCGGCGTGTGCCAACCGGGAACCACACTTGCGACAACGCAACGTGGACCGCGGACAACAACACTTCGGCGCGTTGGATGTCGATGTACGACAAGAAGCGCGGCAACGTTCCGCCACTTGTCCACAACTCGCGCGCCAAGTCGTACGCGGCTTGTTCACCGGAAGACAAGGAGTCATAACGCACACGGTCAAACGTGTGCCACAAGATGTCGTCGTTTACTTCGTCAACAAGATTCGGAACTAGGGTCGCGACGACGCGCGCGGCCTCCATCATCGGCGTTCGGTGGTGCATGGTTGTTGTTGGTCCCTTCCCGCGAATCCGCGGCGCGTTGCTCACGGTTCCATCGGTGGAAACTTGCGCGCATAACTTCGGCCACGCGTGCAAGTTGTTCCGGCGTTGCGTGTTGTGAACGCTTCACCATGGCCACCGATACTTCACCCGCGCGCGGCCGTCGTCAAGAAGGAATCCGCGCCACGCGTCCACAACTTTGGTGGTGCCGGTGGACAACATCACACCGACCGGTGGAAAACCATGTGGACGGAACGCGGAACGGCCGGTGCGTCATCGACAAGACACGCACCGGCCGTCCGGACCATGCAACCACCGACACGCGCAACGCGCCGGTGCGTATGACGCTACGCCACTTTGCGGCCTCGCGCACGCTTGCCGATGGCCGGGTGTTCTTCGTTCACGATGATGCGCGCGCGTGCGTTGTTGGCGCGACTGGCCTTGGCTTCCGGCCGTGGTGTGATCCACACGAAGTGGTCGGTGGCCATGAACACGGCGCGGTGTTCTGCGGCCGAACACTTCTCCGATTGCATCCACGCCAACACGCCATCACCATCACCAAGCCACGGCGACAAGGAGTCACGCGCACCGGAGGCCGTCAACTTGCGTGATAGTTCGGCCTCGCGTGCGTTGATGGTGTCCACCACTTGGTTGGCTTCGGCGCGTGACAACCGGCCAAGCGCGCGGTCTTCCAACGTTTCCTTCTTGCGTGTCGCCAACATGGAGAGTTCAACCGCGGCAGACTCCAACGATGCGTCTTCACGAATCACACCGCGCCGTAGCGCCGCGTCATCGTCCACGTATGACGGCAACCACTCATATGCCACCGTTTCCACGATGTGCGCCACGATGTTGTTTCGGCCACACGCACGACGGCCGGGACGGCCAAGACACTTGAACATGGCCGCGCCGTGTTTGCTTGCCGTTTGGTAACACATCGTGGCACCACACGGTTGGCCGTCGTCTAGCAACGCGCCACACCGAACAACACCGGTCCACTTGCCACGCTTGGAAGAATCCTTGGTTGGACTTGTGGCACGACGCGCCAACAACGCCGTGATCTTGGCGTGTGTGGCCGGGTCGATGATGCGGACGTTGGAACGGTGGACCACTTCACCATCGTGCGTGGTGAGTCCGGCGTTGCGTGGTGACGAAACGACGCGCCGGACTTCGTTGGAGTTCCACGGTTGGACCTTCACCGGCTTGCCATCCTTGGCCGCGTGATGCATGGCCTTTGGCTTCAACAAGCCTTCCGCGGTCCACTCTGCCGCAATCGTGGCCATTGGTATTCCAGCCAACACACGTTTGGCCGCGTCACGAACGAACGTGGCTTCGTATTCGTGGATGGTGTCGCCGTTGTTGTTGCCGTGGCCGTGGCGTGTTCCCAACCAACCAAGCGCAATGACCGGTTGGTGTGATCCACCGTTGTTGCGCTTCTCGGCAAACGCACGGCGCACACGCTTGGACAACTTCCGTACTTCCATATCGGCCGCCGCGGCCATTCCACGCGCACGCGCTATTCCACCATCCGTGGTTAGGTCCAACACTTCTTCGTCCGTGACGATGGAACGGAAGTTGCCGACGAAGGCTTGGTCAATCAACCATTCCAACTCACCCGGCAAGCGCAACAACCGGTCCAACATCAATGTGTAAATGTGCATCACCGGTCCATGTTCGATGTCGTGCCGCAAGCGCAACCAATCGGTACGTTGGACTTTGGCGAACCGGCTTGCCGAAGTGTCGTTGTCGGTGTATTTGTAATCATCGGTAATCGTGTGACCGTTGCCGTTGGCGCGGTCCACGTTGTCCCGTTCTTGCGTTGCCACGTTCAAGCCAGCATGGTCCAAGTCTTTGGAACGCCGCGAGTACGAAGCCGACAAGTCTTTGGTGTTGGCGTTCATCGTGTCACCAACGTGAGTTCGTGCCGGTCGGCGCAACGTTGGCAAGTAGGAACGTCACCAAGTATTGGATGAACAACAACGCCAATCGCTTCGTTGTCGCATAACGCATACCATTGGCATTGCGTAGAGGCTTCTTCGGTGTGCATGGTTGGTCCCTTTGGTTAGGTGGTGGTTCATGGTGTCACGTTCGGCCGGGTGGGTACAGTGGACATCCGCCAAGGCCGTTGTTCATGCTACACCACGTCCGCGACCGGCCTAGACACTGGGAAGTGGCTTGCGGCCTTGCCGCATGTTGACCGGTCGGTGGTCAACCGGCAAGCTGTGAGCGCGGGACCGTGCGCCGAGAAGGGACCTTGTATGCCGTACACCATTGACGTAACCGAAGACGGCCATTTGGCATGGCCACCACACCGTGTGGAATATCCACACCAACGTTTGATGAAGACGACGGAACCACATTGGCGCAAGACTCTTGTGGTACTTGCCAAAGGTCCGGTGATCGACAAGTCCGGACTTGCCACGGCGAAACTTGCCAAGAAGATCAAGTGGCCACACGGCCAACCGGCAATGTCAATGATGTTGGCAACGATGGAAGACACCGGACTTGTCTCCCGTGAGATCAACGGCAAGCGCACGATGTCGATTGCCATTGCCGTTGACGTTGAAGCGTTACCACCGGAGTGGTTCCCATCCTCCAACGGCCACCATGCGCCGGACGGAACCGACCAAGCCACGGAAACGGACGGCACACCGGCCACGGTGGCTTCTAACGCACCGGAGGCCGAAGCCACCACGGACGCGCCGGAACGGATGCCGGATGCGCCACGCGGCCTTGTGGCCGTTCCGGAAATAGACCCGTTGGAATGGCACACCGCGCAAACGGCAAACGATGGCGTGGACTATTCGTTGTTGGCCGCGGCCTTGTTGGAACGTGTTGTGGAACTTGCCACCGGTGCCGCCACCGCGGACCCGGATTCGTACGACCGTGGCGTGGTGTTGTCGGTCCAGTTGACGCACGCCAACAACCAAGCCGAGAAGTTGCGAAAACGGATCACGGTGTTGGAGAAGGAACTTGCCGTGTCCGCGGGCTTGGTGAAGTCGTACCGTGTCCAGTTTTCCGAAGAACAACGCCAACACCGTGGCACGGAAGCCAACTTGCGTTCCGTGCTCCAAACCGTTCGGAAACTTGACGCCAACCAAATACTTGACGAAGACAAGCGCACGGCGTTGGCCAAGATGTTGCGTGAGATTCCTTTGAGTCCAGACACGCAACGCGCCGCGGATTAGTTCCGGTGGTGAAGAAGTCGGAACGCGTGTTCTTGGTCGCGGCCGCGGTGTTCTTCGTCGGTGCGGCCGTGACCGTGTTGTTCGGCTTGTTGGACGTGTCCGTGTGGTTGGCGTTGGTCGGTGCCATGTACGTCTTCATGGCGCATGTGTCGCGGACTTCGTACCGTGACGGTTGGTTGCGTGGTCGGTGGTACATGGTGGAATCCATGGGAGAAGCGCAACGCCGTGGCCTATCCCTTGCCGAGTGGTTGCGCGCAGAGGCCGAACGCGACGGCCTACGCATCGACATCACGCGAGTTGATCCCAATGCGCCGGAAGACCATTGAAGAAGCCGCGCGGACGTACGGCCGCGCTTACGTGGCCAAACGTGAGTCTGTCGGCTTCGCCGGTGGATTCGCCGTGATAGAGGCCGACGCGGCACACCATGACTTGTTGTTGGCCGTGCTTGACCGGTGTGTGGTGTGCGAACCGGGAACGTGTCCCGGCTTCATCATCAACCGTTGACCGGTGGTCCGGCCTCACGTACCGTTTCCTCTTGGCGGGTGTAGTTAGTGGGACCACCGACCGGTACGCGAGAAGGGACCAACCAACCGCGCTAACCGGCCGGTGGCCGCCACTTGGATTCTATGCCGTTGGTCTTTCTGTGCAAGACCCTAAGTTGTGACTTCTAACCTTCGGCTTCGGCTTCCGGGTCTTGGTGTCCGATTGCCACTCCGTGTTCCGGTATTTCCGTTTCGGTTGGTCCACCGGTTGGAACGCCGCGTTCTTCCACCAACCGTTCCATGACTTCATCGTGGCTTGGTGTCGGTTCCGGTGGTGTCGGTTCCGGGTCCGGTTCCGTTGGTGTGTTCTTCGTTGTCGGCATCGTGAGTTCTCCATTCCGTGCCATGGTCAATCGTGTGAGACTTTCAACACTTCCGAGTCCGACCAACGACGCACCGACGACAACCAACAAGATGGTTGGCCGGTGTGCGTTGATCGTTTCGTGCAACAAGATGAACGCGCCGAGAAGCCACGACGCGAGGCCGTGCGCGATCACATACCAACCGGGACTAGTTGACGTGTCCAGTTGGTGCGCCAAGGAACAACGCGGAACCGAACGCGAACACGCCACCATCCTTGGCGAGCAACACGTAACCGTTGCCGTCTTCGGCCGATGACAACGCGCACACTGGCGCGTTCAACTTCTTGCCGCCCATGCCACCGCGCATTGGTGCCGCGCCGTATGCGAACACGCCACCGTCCGATGCGACCAACCAATAACCGTCGTTGTTCGGCCTCACGTCCATGCCGACGATTGGCGCGGCCAACTTCAAGTCGTTGGCACCACCGCGGTATTGCGCGTCGCCGTATGCGAACACGGCACCAACCGAGTCAACCACGTAGTAACCGTTGCCGCTTGGCGTCATCACGATGTCCATTGCGCCACCATTCCCATCTTCGTCGGTTGTCGGTGTGGTCGGTTGGCTTCCGGCTTGGCACGCGGCCACCACTTTGTTCCACACGTTCATGGTGTAGTTGCCGGGACACGCGGTGGCGCTTCCGGGTGAGTCTTGGTGTGCGCGCACCGTTGGATTGCCGACGACATAGCCGCGCGTGCGTGCATCGGCCACCGCGCCACGGATTAGTTCTATGTCCGCGTCCGTCACCGGATAACCGGTGTGTCTGTCTCCGGACAAACACACGTCTACCGATTCGCCGTTGAAGTTCAACGTGGCGAACGAATCCCATACGGAACGGAAGTGTTCCCACCGCGTCTTGCCGATTCCGTATGTGTAACCACCGTGTGAGTAACCACCGGAGTTGTCTGTCGGCGCGCCTCCGCCTTGGTGGTGGATGGTCACCAACGTGACCGGCGACACTAGGACGCGTCTTCCGTGTGATCGTGTCCCGGTTGTTCGGTCGGTTCCGGTGGTGGCGCTTCGTGTTGCGTTTCGTCTTCGTCATCCGTTAGGCGTTTCTCCCACTCCGGCCTATCGTCTTCTTCTTCGCGTGGTTCGTTCGGTGTCATCGTTTGGTCCCTTCGTTACAAGAACAACCGCGCGGTCATAATGTTGACCGCGTTCGCTTGGTCCAGCGTTAGCGTCCCGGTTCCGGTGATCCGAGTCATAACTGTGGAAACTGCCACGGCCGTGTTGGCCGCGAGTGGCGTAAGTGTCGCCGCGGCAATACCGAAGTTGCATCGGAAGTTCACGGTTGGAAGTCGGATTGATGCGCCACCAACAATGGTGTTGGTTACGCGCGTCGTCAACATCCAATGGTCACCAACCGTGTCGCCGTACGCGGTGCAAGCCGCGAGAACTTCCAAGTTGTACGCGCGCGGTTGCGCGGGAATGTTGATGGTTGCGAGAGTCAACACACCGGAAGAAATGGGACCACCGGTCAACGGACTTTGGAGCGCGCGTGGCGCTTGTGGCGCGTTCTCCCATGCCGTGCCGTTGTATATCTGGAATGTCTTGGTTGCCGTGATGTAACAACATTGGCCTTCGATCGGCGCGGCTAGTTGCGCGTCACGTTGCGTTGTTGTTGTGAAGATACACACGGCTTGGTTTTGTAGGTACGTTTGGAAGTCGGCCGATGCGACCTTTTCCAAGTAGGCCCATTGCTTCCACGGCATCGTTGGTCCCTTCGTTACGACAAGCGCATGACGTCTAGTTGTGCATCACCGTTGTCTCCACCATCAAGTTGGAACGGCACGAACAACAAGACGTGTGAGAGTTGAAACACGGTTCGCCATTCTTCGCGGTCCACTACGTGTTCCCAACCGCGCACCAACACCGACACCGTTAGCGCAGTTGGCTTGCCGGGTGGATCAACCGTGACTTGCCATTCGTCTAGATACTGCGCGCCGAGCACTACCGGAAACAACGCGGCACCATCTATCTGTGGCACGACTTCTAGTTGGTCAACGCGTGGCGTTAGGTCCAAGCCGGTTTCAAGAACGACGGAACACCAATCGTTCACATCCGCATCCGACTTGAACGGAAGATCGTTGCGGCCGTACGTGTGTGGCAAGCGCATGACCACTTCGGTGTCGTTGCGCCGTGTGAGTTCGGTTCCACCAACGCGCGCCGCGCTTACGATGTTGCGATAGTTCGCGTCGTCAATGGCCACCACCGCGTCTTCGTAACGCAACGCGCTTGGTCCCCAAACGGCCTTGGTTGTTGCCGCTGCTTCAAGCGCGCGAGGCCGGAACACAACCGCGCCATCGCGGTCCACGTACGTTGCGCCAAGTTCGGCGTCTTGGTTCAAGAGAAGTTGCGTCCAACTGTCGCGCGCCATCGTGGTGGATTGCATGATGCGTCCACCGGCCGTGATTCGTGAACCGTCCGGCCATTGCGCTTCCGCGAGGATGCGCGCCGCGCGTTGTGCCGCGGTGTCACCATCACCAACCGGTGTGGTGAGTTCCGGCGTATCGTACGCGGTCAACATCTTGGTTCCGTCACTTGCCGTTAGCGTCACTGTTTCGTCGGCTTCGTCCCACGACATCTTCCATTCGTCCGCGTAACCGGTCCACTCCGGTGTCCACGTTGTTTCACCGGCAAGCCGCGTCCAAATACGAATCTTCACCATCGGTTGGTAACGCGTGTTCGGCGCGGTGATGTCGTACTTGCCATCGTTGTTGTCAAGAAGGATGGTTGCGCTTCCGGCCTCCCATCGTGTCAACACGCCATCGGTGCGTGTTGCTCCTTGACGCCACGACAACGCGCGCACATCGCACGTTCTGTCGTCATAAGGATCGTCCGCGGAACCGAGAGTGCCGACACCATCAAGTTTCGACAACACCGCGTCATCCAACGTGAAGGTTTGGTCACCGGGACGGCCAACACCAATGCCAACTTTGATCTCAACAAACTCCGACCACAACGTGTCAAGCACGCCAAGAACTTCCGTTCTTGCGTTCGTACGCACGGATACTTGCAACAAGCGAACGGCCAACGTCGGCCGGATTCGCACCGGGCGCAACGTTGACGTTGATGGTGTAGTGGTTGACCGTTGCACCACCCGGACCACCGCGGCCAACGTCTTGCGCGCGTGTGATGTATTCGCCACCGTGAACCGTTGCCAACACCGGCGCGCCGATCGGACCCGGAACGTAACCACCTTCCGCGTATCCGTATGCCGCGCGCACAACTCCTTGTGGATCAACCGTGACTTGACCGCTTGGTGTTTGTTCAATGACTTTCAACGTGATGTTGGCGTGGCGTGGTGTGGCCGCGCGGTCAAGATCACGGATCAATCCGTCCAAGTAGGAACGGAATGGATTGCCAGGCTGGATGGTGCCGCGCAAGTTCTCCAACGCCGTGCGTTGTGCGTCTGCGCTTCCCTTGGCGTCCAACGTCTTGCCATGCAACGCGGCTTCTTGCGTTGCCGCGTTTGCGGCCGATGACGCCACGCCATCAATGGAAGACTTGACATCGTTGGACGCGCGTTCCCAATCGCGGTTGGCTTGCGCGTTCTTGCCGTGTTGCTTTACGGCCTCCGCGAGTTTCGGTAAGTACGCGTCGATGGAGTCCGACACACCGAGCATGGAGTTTGACAAGCCGATGTCGGCATCGCGCGTTCCTAGTATGGCGTCCGTTTCCGTCTTCTGCGCTTTGGCGCGATCTTCCGCGGCCTTCTTGGCCTCTTTGGTTCCGGCCGTTTGTGCGGCCGTTGCGGCCGTTGCCGTCGTTGCGGCCGTGGCGAGTCCATCGTTGATTACCTTCGCGGCCTTGTTGGCTTCCGTGTATTCCTTTTGGTGTTGCTTCGCGGCAACGCTTGTCTTGTCACCTTTGGCCAAGTCGTCCGCGTAGGCGCGCGTCGCGACTTGCAATCGCTTCATCGTTTCGGCCGCGTCGTCACCGGCGTGGTGGACATCTCCCAACGCTTTGCGTGCAAACTCCGCGAGTCCGAGCGACAACACGTCTTCAATGGCGCGGCCAAGATTGACGTGTATCTTCTTCGACAAGTCGTCAACGCCGTTCAATGCCAACGCAACGCCACCGGCAAAGTCTGACAACACCGGAAGAAGTTGGTTGCCAATCGCGACTTTCAAGTCGTTGGTTTCGGCCTTCATCACCGCGAGTTTTCCGGCGTACGTTGTCGCGTACTCCGAAGCCGCGCCACCAAACTGCGCGTTCAACTTTTGTACGGCCTCCGCCGCGGTGATGGTCTTACCGTTGGCATCCTTTTGTGCAATGCCGAGTTTGGCCAGTCCCTTCAATCTTCCGGCCTCTACGGCCACCAACGTGGACGTTGCTTCGTCCAACGTTTGGTTGCGCGCGCGTGCAACGTCCGCGGCCACGCCTAACAACACGGTGGCTTTGCCAACGTCGTGCGTTACCGGCACCAACTTGGCCATTGCCGATTCGGTATCGGTTGACGAAAAGCCGAGTTGCACCAACTTGTCGTCATTGTTCGTGATCGCGTCGGCTTCATCCTTCATGGACTGGCCAACGTTTTCTACGACAACGGCCAACCGTTCATGCGCTTTGTTGAAGTTCTCCGCCGCGTCGATGGACTCGCGCGCAAACTCTGCGGCCGCGGCACCGGCCACCGCGAGTCCACCGGCAACGGCACTACCGGTTCCGATTCCCGCGGCCTCCATTCGTGAGAAGTCACCGGTTACCGACTTGGCCGCGCCACCAAACGGCAAGTGGAACGAACCAAGAACTTTGCCGAGTTGACCGAACACACCGGCCATCTTGTTGCCGTGTCCGGCAATGTCTTTTCCGGCCGTGCCAACTGCGCTTGCGGCCTTCTTCGATGAAGACACCAAGTTGGACGCGTCACCAAGCCATTTGACGGTAAGCGAACGCACATCACCGGCCATTACCGAACACCGGCCCACTTCGCGCCGAGTCCATCAAGCGCGGCTAGGTAAACCATCGTGTCGTGGTGTCCACGTTCACGAAGTGTTGGGAACAAGAAATAGCCTTGTGTTCCACGGTGTGGAAGAAACTGTTGTGTGCGTGTTCGACCGCGGCCACCAAACTCCGCGCCGAACAAGAACGCACCGGCCGAGTGGCGATGCGTTCCAACACGCTTTGATCCGCCGACAATCAACGACGGCACGCGGTCCGACTTGACGCGCAACGTTTCCGATGCCAACGCCGCGGCACCGGCAATCGACGCGCCGCGCGCCTTCGCGGCCGTCACGGTTGTGGTTGCCACGGACTTGGAAGCCTTGCGAAGTTCGGCGTTGGCCTCGCGGCCGTAACTACCGAACGCGCGCAACATCGGTTGCAAGCCTTCAAGTTCCATGGCAACCGCGTTCGTCTTGATGGTTGCCATGGTGTGTTACTCCGCGCTAGCCGAAGCCTTCGCGGTCTTGGCTTCCGTTGCCATCAACGCACCCGGCACGATGTCGTATGCCGGTTGTCCCTTCAACGGCAATGAGGCTTGGAACACGGCGACTTCGGATTGCGTACCACCGACTTGGCCGGGAACACACACCACGGTTCCGCTCCATGTTGGATTGTCCGCGCCAACTGGCGCGTCTTTACACACCAACGTGAACGGTTGTTCCGTGCGTGCGTTGTCGAATAGGTACATGAGCAACGCGGTGGCGTCATACGATTGGAAGCCTTCAAGGTCCAACGTCCACTTGATGTCACCCGGAAGTTCGGCCGGACCACACAACGAACCGGCATCCTTCATTGTGACGGCCGGTGTGAGTTCGGCCTTCGACAACTCACAAGTGACATCGGTTCCGGGTGTTCCGATGGTTACGGTTGGATTGATGAACACGAACGCGGGATTGGTCATTGGTTGGTCCCTTCTAGAAGACGATAAGTGTTTCGCAATCGGCGCACGGAAACTCGCGGTTCCCGTGTGAGAACGTGGTGGCGTTGGTGCGCGTTGGACGGCACAACGTGACCGTGCCGCCAAGCGTGGTGTCGTTGAACAACGCTTGTGCGTACGCCATTTGGAGTTGGTCTAGGTCTTGTTGTGCCGGTCGGTTCGCAATGACAGGAACGACAAGCCGAACGCTTACCAACGCGGTTGGTAGTCCGTTGTAACTGTCGTCTTCCCATTCGACGTTGAAGACACCGACCAACGCACATGGTGGTGTGAACGTGTCCGACAACCATTCGTTCACGCGTAACGCTTGGCCTTGGTATTGCGCCGACGACAACGCGGCCGTGATGGCCTCGCGTGTGGCCGGGAGATCAACGGTGCAACACCGTGGCGTTGTCACCGTCATGCCAAGACCACCGTTCGCCACGGCGCTTCTAGTGCGTCAATGTCACGGTCATACGGTGGTATCCGCGCAACGCCAAGTTCACCAAGACCAACAAGACCTTCCGGTGATGCGCGCCGCGCGTACAACCGTGACGCACGCATCAACGCGGCTTGGTACACATCGTCCGGCACCGTGACCGGTGGTACTTCTCCCGGCATTAGTGGATCAACGGTCAAGAAGATGGACGGTTGCAACCGTGCGCGTTGCATGGCTTCCACCGCGTCCACGACTTGTTCCAACAACGCATCGTCCAACGTGTCCGTTTGTGCCAATCGCAAATACGCTTTGACACTTGCAACGTCTAGGTAAGTGGCCATGGTGTTGGTCCCTTCCGTGATGGAACGGTGGCCGTGGCGTGCAAGTCCGACCACCGTTCCATCGTCGGCATCTCCCCTAACGAAGTCCACGCAAGAACGTGAGAAGTTGAACGGCCGCCATCACCAACACCGCGGCAACGATCAACCACGCTTCCGTGGACGTGAAGTCCGCGGCAACCATCACGGACCTACAACGCCGGTAACTTTGCAAAACGCTTCCGGTGCCGCGTTGAACCACGCGACATATCCGTAGTAAGCGATGACGAATCCGAGGATGGTCGGTTCCGTGACGGACAGTTGGCCACCGACTTGTTCGTAAAACTCCGCCAATGCCGACACGCCAACGATCATGGTCTTTGCCGCCAACGCACCGTCGGCAATCAACCGAAGACCGAACACGCTTCCGGACATTGAACCGAACGACAAGTTGCCCATTGCGTTACCGGGATTGATGGCAACAAACAACGGACGGCCGGTGGAATCGACCGCGGACACCAAGAAGGCCCAAACATCCGGCGAACACCAAATGGTGTCCGGCATCATGTTGGTTGCCGCGAAGATGGTTGCGGACGCGGTGGCGATTGCCGCCAACGCGCCTTTGCCGTCCATGCTCGCGGCCGCGGTTGTCGCTGTAACACTTGCCGCGAAGTAGGTTGCGAATCCGGCGTTGGTTGACTTGGCGTATGCACCGGCCAAGTCGTCAATCGCAATCTGCAAGATTGCCGGTTCCGTCCAATCACGGTTCTGAAATGAGATGTCCAGCGTTCCACCGTACGTCTTCTTCGGAACATCGGTTCCGGAGATGACCAACTTTTGTGACGCAACTTCCGTCTTCTCTGTCGCTTGCGCGGCAACCAACGTGTGTTGCGTTGTCTTCGGTCGCGAGAACGACGCACCGGCACCCGGCATCGGCCGTTGCATCACGGACGACACCGTTGGACGCAAGTTCGTGATGAACGTTGTCACCGGTCCAAGGATCGGCTTCGGAACAACACCAACGTTGTCGGCAAGAAGTTGGTTCGCAACCGCGCGCTCCAACCGTTGTCCGGCCTCCGGAACTTTGGAACGCAACACCAAGTCCGACACGTAGTGACCGGCATCCGGCCACAAGTCCGTGAGTTCTTCGCGCCGCGGCATGACTCCTTGTCCTTGCATGGTGTGTGGCGATTGACGCACCAACGCACCGTTGATGCGTTCGGACATTGCGTCACCGGTGGCGCGTTGTTCGGCCAACGTTGCCCACTCGGAACGTTCACGGTCCACGCGCTCCAAGCGCGACCGTGCTTCCGTCAACATCGTGTTCTCCGCGTCCGTGAGTTCGCGGTCTTCTTGTCCGGCGCGTTCCAACACACCATCAATGGTGGTGAGAGTTTCGTTGCGCTCCCGGTCCAAACGATCAATGAACGTACGCATGATGTGGTCCCTTCTTCACGGCGATTCTTGATGCCGGTGGGACCGTGCGCGTTGCGCTTGGTGAAACCGTCTGACGCGGCTATGTGCGCCGGTCTTCGTTCACCATAAGACCCGCGCGCCATTTGCGCCAGTGGTCAACGGAAGATTCTTGGCGCGCCTCGCGCACGGCCAACGGTTCCACCGGTGCAAAGGCCGGATCGACAACGGCCGCTACATGGTCAAGTTGTTTGACCAACGAACGCGTGATGCGTTGTATCCCGTCTTCGCGCACGGACAACGTGTTGTGTGTTTGTCGATCGGATGGCCGATAACCAACCGACAATCCCGGTAACTGTCCGTCACGAATCTTGTAAATGACTTGGCGTCCACGGTCGGTGTTATCCACTTGCCATTCTCCGAACAAGCCGCGCTTCTCCTCGCGCAACAAGACCGCGTTACCCACCCATGACATCACGTCATCATCGTGTCGGCATTGGAACTTGCAACGGTGCGCTTGCCGAATCACGTTCCGGAACGCGCCATGTGTGAACCGTTCGGCGTAATCTCCGAATCCGTCATTGACGATGGCGTCAACGTCGTATGGCACGGCGTATCCGTAGACCGTGCGGCCGTCACCACGGACGGTTAGATCGGCTTCGTATGCGCGAAACAACATGGCTTCTAACCTCCGCTTGTAAGTGCGCTTGGTGCCGGTGGTGCCACGACTTGCAACGTTGGTGTGGTTGCCGTGACCGCGGCCGGGTCTTGTTCGGCCGGTGGTGGCGCACCGAAGTTCGGATGCGTCTTTGACAGATTCGGATTCGGTGCAAGGTCCAACATGGCGCGTGCTTCGTCCACGTCAATGACGCCACCGGCGTACGCTTGCAACGATTGTGTGATGCGTTCGCCAAGGTCCGGCCGTGCCAACGCGGACGGTTGGAATCGCGCACGGATACCACGCGGCAAACATTGCGCCGTGATGGCTTGTTCAACCGGCACCAAGTAACGCATGACCGTGGTGTTGATCGTTTGTTGGTTGACTTCCACGATGTTGCGATACGTCATCGACGTTCCTTCCATGCCAAGCATGGACGGTTCGACACCGAGCGCAATCGCCAACGCGGCGTTGGACCACTTCCGCGCTTCCACCAACTGCGCGGATTCGGCATCACTCGGCAACACCGTGATGTCAGTACCAACCGGCGTGACTACCGGCGCGCGCGATCCTTTGGCCGACTCTAGAAACTTGTTCTTCAAGTCGTCGGCTTGCGCTTGCGTTAGGTCCGGATTCGGATGGGAGATGTGGATGGAAGGAACGGTGCCGGTCACGAAGTAACGCGCGGCCCATCGTTCACACGCAATGGCCGCGGCCAACGTGTCCCGGTTCGTGTTCATCAAGCCGCGGCCGACAAGTTCGCCAGTACGACGGTTGATGGCAATGTGGAACACTTCGGCCGCGTCAAACTCTTGGCCACCAATGTTGTATATCCGTCGTCCGTCACGTAACGACACCGACCATTGACCGGCCATGACCGGGA